TTTTTCTTAAATATATATAAATAGAAATTATTATTATATAAATAATAGAAATATAATAAATGCCTAGAAAAAAAAAAACAGAAACTGAATACGAACCTAAAAAAAATAAAAAAAATATAATGAATACAATGGTTGAAAATAATGAAGAACATATAATATTACAATTACCAATTAATGAAAGTAATATTTTAAATATTATAAATAATAATAAAAATGATAACGAACCAAAACCATATGAAAAAGAAAGTTGTTTTAATTCTGATAATAAAAAAATAGAAGATACAAATAATAGTATAACTAAAATTGAAGCAAATAGTCCTAATAATAATGATGATTTTTATGATAATAATAGGAAAAGTGCATGTTTTTGGTGTGTTCATCCAATTGAATTAAAAGTATTTTCTATGCCTGTTAATTATGATAGTATATCTAATACATATATATGCTATGGTTCTTTTTGTTCTTTAAAATGCGCCAATGCATATAATTTTTCTGTAAATTCTGGAAGTGATAAAGTATGGGAAATTAATAGTTTAATACAAATGCTTGGTAAATTATATAATATGAAAATACCTATACGTCCGGCACCATCTAGATATTTATTAAATATTTTTAGTGGAGGTAAATTATCAATAGATGAATATAGAAAACTACATTTGAATAATGACACGTCGCATGTTTTAAATTTACCTCCAATGATTAATATATCAAGTGCGTACGAAGTAATTAATACATCATATATAAAATCATTATCAGAAGGTATAAAAAAAACAGATATAACATCACAATTTAATCAAACAGAAAATAACGAAACTATTAAAATTAAAAACAATACTCAAAATCCATACGAAAGCATAGGTATTAATGAAAAAATGAATTTAATTATTAATAATAAAAAATGATATAAAACTTTAAAATATATAAAAATATCTATAATGTCTGAAAAAAGTGTATATTTCACACCATATAAAGTTTCAACTATTACATGTAATGCAAATATTGGTGAAAATGTATTTATAAATTTATCCATATTATATGAAAATATTTCTCCTGTTTTAGAAAATAATAATATTATTTGGATTCAAAATAGTTCAGATGAAAGTAAAGGTATAAATCCTAAAAAAATTAGAAAATCAAAAAAAGAAAAGAAAAAAAAAACAAGATTCGATAATCAAATTACGATATTGTATCAGATTAATGATAATTATAGACCTAATGTAAAAATATTTAAAAATGGAAATATTCAATTGACAGGAATTACTAAAATAGATTATGATGTAGAAAATATATCAAATTATATTATAAATAAAATTAAATATATATACACAATAAATAATAAAATTAATTTTAATTATGAAACAGAAACAAAAGAAGAATTTTTTAATAAATTAAATTATCAAAATTTTAAAATTAGAATGATTAATACAGATTTTAAATCTTTTACAGATGAAAAATTAGAAAATAAATTCTATATTCGTAGAAAAGAATTACATAATTTATTGATAAATCAAAAATATAATAATAAAAGTAGTTTTCAACCCGGTATTTATCAAGGTGTAAAATTAGAATATTATTACAGTTCAATTAATAATAATGGTATATGTAAATGTAAAATACATAATTTTAGCAAAAAAAATAATTTGAGTGATTGTAAAAAAGTAACAATTGCTATTTTTGAAAGCGGTAGTATTTTAATAACAGGTGGAATTAATTTCGACCAAGTTAATATGGCTTACAATCATATAACAAATGTAATTAAAGATAACATTGATATTATTCAAAAAAAAATAATAAATTTAGAAAATTAAATTTTGAAACATTTAGTATTAAATTTTTCCGTATCTATAAATTCATATCTTGTAGGTTTGGGATTATTACCCGGTCTAAAAGATGATGGAATATGATTTTTTGCATAAAATTTACTAGCATATGCTTCTGAGGTAGGTTCAACCGTGTTTTCTAAAAAATTATTACCCCATGGTTTTCCCGAAAAATTATCAGTATCAGATTCTTTATATATTCCTGCATTTAATAATTTAGGAAAAATTGTTTTATTTGCATCATCATTCAAAAAACTAAAATTCATATTATTTAAAAGGGCGAATATCTATATATATTTAATATTATTTTTTTTCATGATACAATTTATACATATCATTTCCTACTTTTTGCGATGCTTTTTCAAAAGTTATATTATTATTTACAATTTCTTCTCTTAAATTTAACATATAGGTCAATCTATTCATATCCATTATTGGTTTTAAAGTCATATCAAATAAAAAAGGATATCTTTCTTTAAAGAATTTATATTCTTCCGAAATCATTTTATATTCAGAATCAGATTCATTATATTCTTTTTCTAATTTATCAATATCATATTTATTTCTTATTTCTTTTATTGTTTCTTCTAATTTTGCGGAATTATAACCATCTGTTATAAAATCTATGTTATTTTCTTTCCTATTTCTTTTCATATTATAATATAAACATATATTTTTAAATATCTTCTACCGCAATCCAATTATCTAATATCAAATCATCTATACTATTTTCCTTGTAATATGGTCCAAACCATTTTTTGGGATATATTATTCTCGTAGCTTTATCCGAAATATATCCACCCCACCAAGAAAATGTACTATTTGATATTATTATATTATCACATAATGATATCATCAATATCTGTTCCCATTCACATATTGAATCATTTATTTTTATAAAATTTAATTTATTATTACATATATTATTTAATCTATCTATATATTTATTTACTATATTGTTATCAGATTCGGAACAAAAAAATAATATATTATAATTTAATATATTGTCATTATTATTTTGTAATATCTCAATTAATTTATTTATTGAATTTAAATAATATTTTATAGTTTGTATCGGATGCATATTTTGTAAATACATATAATCACCAAATCTAAAATGTATAGCTATGTTTTTTTTATTAAAAATGTAAGAATATTTACTCTTTAACTCATTTTGTCTATTTTTAATTTGTAAAATATCATATAATAAATCATCATTTTTCTGAAAATATTTATAACTTTGAAAAAATCCTTCTATATATATATCTTTTTCTATATTTTTTAAAATTATATTATTATATTCAAATTTTGATTCATTATATCTTATATTTTCATTTAATTTATTTTCCAATTCTGACTTTTTTATTTTAATTAGTTTATCTTTTAAATTTATATAAAAATCATTAAAATATGTTTTTTTTTCTTCATATATTGTTTTTTCATTTTCATCACAACAAATTTTATAATCCACATTATATTCTTTTGATAAACTGATTATATTCATTATTTGAAATAATTGATTACCTAATTGCGCTTTTAAAATCAAATATAACATTTATATATATAAAAGTATATATTATTGTTTATATAATATGAAACATTTATGGATTAATATTGATAAAAATATTAAAAGAAAAAATTTTATGGAGAAACAATTTAATTATTCTAAACTTGATAATATTAGAATTTCCGCTATTACACCCGATATGTTTGACAATATTTTAGAACAAAAACGACCATTATCTTGCAAACATCCGGGTTGCACGAGTTGTGAATATGAATTCGCTTGTTTATCTAGTCATATTAAAGCAATGAAAGAATGTCTTAAATACGATGATGATTATTTTGTTATTATGGAAGATGATATTTATATGCCTTTTGAAATTGATTACGAAGCACTGCTTAAAAATATTAATAATGATATTGAAATTATTCAAATGATGGTTTTATATGATAATAGTGTAAAAAAATTAAACATATATCACGAAAATACATCTAATAATTATATAAAATGGCAATATTTATTACCATCAACTGGAATGTATATTATTTCAAAAAAAGGGGCTAATAAATTAGTTAATAAATTTATAAATAAAAATAATAAATATGATTTTTCTTCATCTGAATTTCAAATTGTAGCAGATGTATTATTATATAGTACTGTTAATACAATATGTATGACTTTACCTTATTGTTATCCATATATTGAAATGGGTAGTGAAATACATCCAGATCATTTAGAGTCACATTCAAATGCTGTAAAAGAAATCAAAAATGTAATAATTAATAAAAAACAAATTCCATTTATTAAAAAAAAATTTGAATTAATTTAAACACCCTTATCATCAGTTTTTTCTAATTTATATTCTTCATCAAAAAAATATATTTGTATTATTTTTTTTCTCATAATTCTTAATTCAGTGCATACTGCTAAACTTGTACTCGTATCATTTAACCATTTATCAAATAATTTATTGTAAAATATTCCTAATTCGCCCATCAATGGATATTTTTTTACATCCGCGCACGCAAGCATGATTGCTTCTTCTGCTAAACCTATTATGTGAGAAAAATGCTTTGTTATACAATCTCTACATCTTTTATTTTTATTTGCTAAATGTTCTTCTAATAATATTGATTGTTTTACTATTTGATGCATATTATATTTAGGATCACTAACAGGATCTATTGTTGAACATTTACTAACCGTACACGCTTTTCCATCATCTTTGACATTTTTTGTATTAATTATTGTAAAATTTTCATAGTTTTTATTCTTTTTTATTATTTGTGATCTTGTTTTCTCCAAATAACCATAATATACTATTACTACTAATATTGATATTAATAATATTACCATTATTAAATACTCGCTTTTCATTATACTGAAAATAATTAGTGTTCTATATAAATATAACAATATATATTTTATAAATTATTATATTATATTATATTAGAAATACTAAATTAATATGTCTACGAGTGCAAGTATTGGAGGCGCGAAAAAAAAACCTGTAAAAAAACCTGTAAAAAAACCACGTGCTAAAAAACCACGTGCTAAAACACCTGTGACAAGGGGAGGTCTCGGGTCTCTCGTTTATGCGGAATTTCCTGGTCCTCCTTCGGATGCTGTTATTCCAGAAGCCTCTCATCCACCAATTCCAGTACCACCCACTCAAGTAATGGCTGATACCGAGGATTTTTCGGGTGGCGCTAAAAGAAAAAAAGCTAAAAAAACTAAAAGAAAACCTGGTCCATATGCATTATTTGTAAAAAAACATTATGCCACCGTTGCTAAAAAACACCCACAATGGAAAGCAACAGATTGTATTAAAGAAATTGCTAAAATGTGGAAAAATAGATAAATATCTACTTTAATTATTTTTATATAAAAAAATGATATTATTTA